GGACTGGTGCTGAGGTAGACGATGAATATAATGAAAAATTGCGTAGGGCTATGTTCTACTGTAACTATCATTATAGCCTTAAAGATATGAAAAAAGACGTACTCAGATACGTTGAAAAGTTGGCCATTTTTACAAAAGAAGAAATGCGTCGATTCGGTAGTGCATACGATTCCAAAACAGGTGTAAGTATTGCAACTGCTAGTTCGTTATGCCGCGCCGGCAGTCGCGGTGCTCCACTAACTGACGCACATAAAAAACATATTGCTGACACATTTAAAGAACTAATCGAAAAATGGGTTGAGATCAAACAACCCGAAACACCCACTGACGCACCGGAAGTATACAAACCTACAATTCAAGATAGACTGAACGAAAAAACATCGGAGATTATCGGAGAAATTGAAGGTCATTACGATGATTTTATAGTAAAAGGCAAAGCAAACTTTAAACCTTATGACTTTTTGGTTGCCAATAATATAGTACAAAGCCAATTGGGTAAGTACGAACATCTGTTTGCTAAACGCAAAGAAGAACTCGAACTAGCGCAAAGCAAAAAAGACGATCAACTTAAAGAAGCATACAGTCACTACAAAGCGGCAGACTTTAAACGTATCCTCAAATGGATCGACGAACTGTTAGAAGCCGTTGATCAGTATCGAAACGTTAAAAAAGCAACTAAGAAAGCTCGCATTAAAAAAGCTCCTAGCAAAGAAAAATTGGTCGGTAAACTCAAATATATGGCTGAAGAAAAAACTTTAAAATTAGTCAGTATCAATCCTGGGGACATTATTGGCGCAAGCGAGTTGTGGGTCTACAATGTCAAGACACGCAAGTTGGGCAAATATGTTTCGGCACCTTATAAACAATTAGGTGTTAAAGGCACTTCGATTGAAGGGTTTGATACTGACAAAAGCGTATGCAAAACACTACGTAAGCCAGCAGATCAACTTAAAGAGTTCGGTAAAGCAGGTAAAATTCAATTACGTAAGTTCTTAGATGATATCAAAGCAACGGAAACAAAGTTGAACGGTAGAATTAGCACCGATGTACTACTGCTTAAAGTTGCCTAAGATCCAAGTCCTGTTGGCTAAATAAGGATAACAGGACTTTTTTCTATGGCCACAGATAATACAGTAATCGTTCCCGACTTACAATCCGATGGGAGTGTAAGAACAAAAAATTTAGGCATGGCAGGCTTTATAAGCCAGGAAAGTGCCATTGCCGCTAACGAACAAATTCAAACTCTTAATCAGTTACGCAACGAAATGATCGATTATATTCGATTCCGTTTAGGTGACCAGATTGTTGATGTTGAATTAGATAAAGAACACTATGAGTTAGCCATTAAGCAGGCTTTGATAAAATATCGTCAAAAGGCGCAAAATGCAGTAGAAGAAAGTTATGTATTTTTGGATCTAATTCCAAACGTACAAGAATATATCATGCCTAATAATATTATGGAAGTGCGACAAATCTTCCGTAGAGGTATTGGTAGCACAACAGGAACAACTGCTAGTCAGTTTGAACCGTTTGCCAGCGGATATTTAAACACATATATGTTAGTAGCAGGACGAGTTGGGGGCTTGACTAACTACGAACTGTTTACAGCGTATCAAGAATTGGCTATGACCATGTTCGGTGGCTATATTAACTATAGTTGGAATCGGGTTACTAAGAAACTTACTCTTGTAAGAAAAATTCCGTATGATGGCGGAACTAATGTTACTCCAACAGCACTTACTGCGGCTAGCACAGATGCCAATGCGGTTATTACTATTACACTACCAACTTCTGCTACAACTTATCAAAGCAATTTAGCAGTCGGATCCAGCATTTACATTCAAAATTGTCCAGTGCAAGGATACAGCGGACAGTATAGAATTGCTACAATCAACGATGCTAAAACTGTAATTACAGTGATAGCAAATCAAACATTAGGCGCAACTAGTGTAACTGGCACAAACTTGTCTACTACAGTATTTTTTATTCCAGAACCATTTTATGACGGTAATGCATTAGAAAGCGTGTTGCTATGGTGCTATAATCACAAACCAGACAGTATGCTACTAAGCGACCCTCAAGTTTATCCTTGGCTACAGGAGTATTCTTTGGCTTTTGCTAAGAGTATTTTAGGACAAGCACGCGGTAAGTTTGCCACTATTGCAGGCCCACAAGGTGGTACCACATTAAACGGTGCTGCCTTATTAGCAGAAGCACAAACTGAAATGATGGCGTTAGAAGAAGATCTCAAAAATTATGTTGATGGCTCACAACCGTTGACATGGATTACAGGATAATGTATAATAAGGACTCCTAGGAGTCCTTTTTCATGATTATTGGTATTTGTGGTTTAATTGGTGCAGGCAAAGATACTGCCGCAGACTATTTGGTAAACTGGCATGAATTTCGTAGAGATAGTTTTGCCGCAACACTAAAAGATGCAGTTGCGAGCGTGTTCAATTGGGATCGAGAACTACTAGAAGGCCGTACCAAAACAGCAAGGGAATGGAGAGAAAATATTGATCATTGGTGGTCTCAACGATTGGGCATTCCTGATTTAACTCCACGCTGGGTATTACAATATTGGGGTACAGATGTTTTTCGTAACCATTTTCATCAGGATATTTGGATTGCCAGTTTAGAAAACAAACTTAGAAAATCAGAAGACAACGTTGTTATTTCTGATTGTAGGTTTGTAAACGAAGTAGAAGCCATCAGACGTGCAGGTGGTCGAGTTATTAGAATTGTGCGCGGACCTGATCCAAAATGGTTTGATTTTGCCAAACGATCACCTGAATTAATGAGTTCAGTATTTCCTGCAGTGCATGCTAGTGAGTATAGTTGGGCTAGTACCGATTTTGATTTTATAATTGAAAACAATAGCACCATAGACGATCTTTATTTTGAACTTAAAAATCTGGTTTAATGGGACTTTCTTGCCATCTGGTCTTATTCATGCTA